ATGGTGCAGTGGTTTGCAGATAATGCAACCCATGGGGCGGGCGCATATTCCCGGCGGAGGCCAAATGATAGTGCAAAAAAATGTTTTAACAAGTTGGAGAATGCTGCATCGTTGCTGTGGATTGCCGAGGCGGCTGGAGTTGAAGAGTCGATCGTAAAAATCGCTTTTGAGGCTGCGAGGCAGGCGGGGGACTATCGCCGGGCCTGCGGCGCAATCCGCAAGATCATCACCTGGCCCATGATTATTGAATCCTTGTAGTGACGTTGATATAGATCAAATATAGTTTCCATTAAGTATCGTAGGTACTCGGCTTTCAGTGCAGACTGCTCAGAGCAAGGGTAGTTTTCGACATAGGTTCGGAAAGAAAAGGTTGCATATGCCTGAGATTATTTGCCCCAAATGTAGAACCGCATTCACCATTGACGAGGCCGGATATGCCGATATTTTGAAGCAGGTTCGTGACAAGGATTTTGATAGGCAGCTTCATGAACGGCTTGAACAGGCTGAACGAGAGAATGACAAGATTCGTGAATTGGACCAGGCGCAGGCCGAGCAAACCTTGCAGAAGACCAAAAGCGCCAAGGATGCCCAGATACAGGAGTTGCAGGCAAAGCTGGAATCCGAGCAAGCCGCTAAGGAACTGGCTGTTTCAGAGGCCCTGAGGAAGGTCGAGAAGGAGAAAGAGGATCTGAGTGCCAAGCTGGACAAGGCCGAGTCGGAGAAGCAGCAGGCGCTTGATCTAGCAGAGGCTAATTCCAAGAGCGAGCTCCAGAAGGCGGCTGCGGACAAAGAGGCTGAGATCGTCAAATTGCAGAATCAGCTTGATACTTTTGAGTTGCAGAAGAAGCAGGAACTCGCTCAGGCTATGAGTCCGGTGCAGAAGGAGCGTGATGATTTCAAGGGCAAACTTGAGAGGCTGCAGCTTGAGAAAGAGTCAGAGGAGAAGCTCTCCAAGGAGCAGCTGAAGTCGCAGCTGCAGGCGGTCGTCGCGGACAAGGATTCCGAGATAGCGGAATTGAAGAGCAGCCTTGACAAGGCTGAGCTGCAGAGCAAAGTCGAGGCCAAGTCCCTTAAAGAGCGTTACGAGATCCAGATCCAGGACCGTGACGATCAGATTGAACGGCTGCGTGATCTGAAGGCGAAGCTGTCCACCAAGATGGTGGGGGAGACGCTTGAGCAGCATTGCCAGATCGAGTTCAACAAGCTACGGTCCACGGCTTTTCCCAATGCCTACTTTGAGAAGGACAACGATGCGAGGACGGGCAGCAAGGGCGACTTCATCTTCCGCGACAAGGACGATTCGGGCACGGAGATCGTGTCCATCATGTTCGAGATGAAGAACGAGATGGACACCACCTCCACCAAGCACAAGAACGAGGACTTTTTCAAGGAGCTCGACAAGGACAGGCGTGAGAAGCACTGTGAGTATGCCATCTTGGTCTCCCTGCTGGAGCCTGACAGCGACCTGTACAACACGGGCATCGTGGACGTCTCCTATCGCTATGAGAAAATGTATGTCGTCCGCCCGCAGTTTTTCATTCCGATAATCACCCTGCTCCGGGACGCTGCCAAGAACTCCCTGCAATACAAGGATGAACTTGAAGAAGAGAGGGCGCAGAACATCGATATAACGCATTTTGAGGAAGAGCTGGACTCCTTCAAGAGTGCTTTTGGCCGCAATTACGAAATTGCCTCGAAAAAGTTCAAGAATGCAGTGGAGGAGATCGACAAATCCATCAATCATCTGAACAAGATCAAGGACGCCTTGCTGGGCTCCGAGAACCAGCTTCGTCTGGCCAACAACAAGGCACAGGACGTGACCATACGAAGGCTGACTAGAAACAATGAGACCATGAAGGCCAAGTTCGACGAAGTAAAGAAGTCGAAGGCGATAGAATCCTGAGACCGTGAACCGTGCAGTCATGTGAAGGGATGGATGTAGGCGGATTTCTCTGATTTCGTAGTCTGGCGGTCCATCTATGCCTGGCTGCATCATGGGCCAGCTGCTGATCTGCTGCATATACGCTGAGACAGAAAAACAAAGGCTCGGAATCCAAACAATTCCGAGCCTATTAGTAGCGGGGTCAGGATTTGAACCTGTGACCTCTGGGTTACTGACCCAGAGGTCACAGGTTCACCGCCCCGGCGGCGAACCCTGCGAGTTCATTTTAACCGCGTGATGACATGGCTTCATGTCAAGGAAGAAAGCCCCTGCGCCCCAATGGCGCGAATGCATAGATAAATGGATTGAAACCCTCCAGGCCGGCAGTCTCTCTGCCCTGAGTGTCGACACCAGGCGCCGGCAGCTCACGAAGCTCAGTAACGACTTGAGAGGGTCGCCGCAAAATGTCACCGCAGAAGAGCTGGTGCACTGGTTCGCGGCGGGAGACTGGAAGCCGGAGACCCGTAAAGGGTACAGGAACGCCGCCTCATCCTTTTTCGGATGGCTTTATAGGTCAGGCCGGGCCGAGCAGGACATATCCAAGGATCTGCCCAGTATCCGGCGGCCCCACGCACATCCGAGACCATGCCCCGACCGGGTCATCCTGGTCGCGCTGAGCAAAGCCAACGAAACTGAGACGCTCATGATTAGGCTGGCCGCCGAATGCGGGTTGCGGCGGGCCGAGATAGCCCGGGTGCGCAGCGACGACGTCATGGACGACCTGCTGGGCCGGACCCTCATAGTCCACGGCAAGGGCGACAAGCAACGCCTGGTCCCCCTGCCTGACGACCTGGCCCAGAAGATCATCGACCGGCATGGCTGGCTGCTGCCCGGCCGCTGGTCAGGGCACGTAGAAGCCAGCTATGTAGGCAAGCACGTCGCCCGCCTGCTGGGCGGCGAATGGACCGCCCACAGCCTCCGCCACCGGTACGCCACAATGACCTACCAGGAGACCCACGACCTGTACCTGGTAAGCAGGCTGCTGGGGCACGAGTCGGTCGAGACAACGCAGAGGTACGTAGCCATGCCCGATTCGCGGCTCAGGGCCGCTCTGGCGGGTGCCAGGCTGGTCAGCTGACCTATTTGCCGGCCATGCGCATGGGGTTATAGACGACTCCGAAACCGGCGGCGAGATAGCCGCCCACCGTGGTCAGCCAGTCGCCCAGGGCAGGGTTGGCGAAGCTGTGTACCCCGCTGCCGATGATGACCAGGGCCATGGCCACAATATAGATGGCGGTCCTGGTCCGTTCGCTGAACAGCGGCTTATATTCCTCGGCGGGTCCTGCAGAATGCTTCGGGTCGCTCATGGCTTGACCTCCTCGACAGTGATATGCAGTTGGTCGAGCTTGTTCTTGACCGCCTGCTGGACCGTGGCCGCGATGTCGGCTGGATTCGCCCCGACTGCCCTGGCCAGGGTGTCTATAGTCGCTCCTTGCGCTGTAATAAGGGTCTTAAGCTCGGCGATTTCGTTGCGGGCCTGGATGACACCGTCCAAGACGTTACGACCGTCAAGACCGGTTTGCAGTATAAGTGCCTTTTGCGCACCTTCCTGGACGCGATCCCGTAACCAGTTTGTGTGCCACTCGTCCGTCATTTTTTTATCGATAGCCTTCTCTGCGCCCTCTTGGGCTCTGTCGCGAGTCCAATTCGAGTCGAAGGTGTCATACTTCATTGTTTCTCCTCCGTATCGGAGATATGCATTCCAGGGATAGTCGTAATAGGGAGCCACGTTTGTTTCGCCGCCGGTCTGATCGCCTGGAAGGCCGTTAATCCCGCCATTCTCAGAGATAGATGCTTGAGCTAATAAACCGTGGCCTAGATATACCGCCACATGCTGCTTGTCGTTGAGCAATAAGTCACCCGGCTTTGGATTGCCATCAGGGCGCAGCCGCAGCCAGCCTCTTGCCGTGAGCTCAGAACTTAGATTCATGGTGGTAGTGGCTTTCCCCGTGTCAAAGCCCGCTTCTTGCAGGCAATGGACTACGAGGCTGGAGCAATCGCAGTTGCCTCCGGGGCGGATATTCCATCGGTCTGCCTGGCTATATCCGAGGCTCACGGATTCACACCAGTAGCGCATCCGGTCGATTAATTGGTTAATATCGCACATTCTGCCCTTTCAGTCATGGTTGAACAGTCCATCAGGAGGCCCTGGGGGAGGTGGAGGGGCTCGTCGATATATATGATCTACGAGCTCTCGGTTCCATTGCCAAAGCAAGGCGTTATCGTTCTGCATCTGTTGGGCTAGACGGTAGGCTTCCAGCTTGTCGCGGGCTGCTGATGCCACCGCCTGTATGATTCCTCCCAGCACAACGCCGGCCGATCCAACGATTGCCACCACCACTGTCTCGCTCATTGGGACACCGGCCAGCAGACATCTGGCAGGCCGACGCCTTTGCCTGCTGACCCGTATATGTTGTTGATCGTGCAGACGCCGTCTGGAGCTGAGATTTTGATGAGCAGGGGTGTCGCGCCGCCGGCCGTGTATCCGAGAACATATCGATCGGACGCTGGCCTGGCTGGGGCCGGAATGGTAGTGAAGTCCCAGCCGGAGAAAACCGAGCTCGGAGAGTCAAATTGGCCCTGGATGTGAACCATGCCATCAACGATTTGTACACTAGCAGTCGTCGGTTGACTGTTGTTGCGTGAAGGCAAAGGTTGCCGGCGGAAACTTACAGTCGAGGGCCCGCCTAAAAGCACTTGGCGAACGAATCTGGCGATAACCGCGTAACCAGCATTGTTGGGGTGCATGTCAAGGTTGCCGCCGCCAAGATCATATATCAAGTCCTGCCGTCCGTATAGCCAAGTCCAGGCATCCCAAACGACGGTGGCGCCTTCGACATTCGCGGCTGACCGTATTTCGCTTGCACGGGCTAACGCATCGCTTGTGACTGGCCGGCAATCCCACATGATGGGAATTGCTATAATTTTCGCAGCGGGCCAGTTGGCGCGGCAAGCATCAAACAAACTCTTCGCTGAATTTTCGACACTGGTTGAGCCATCGTTACGACCGCCGGCCACGATTACGATATCCGGGTTCACGCCACGACTTTTGGCGTATTGGGCTTGTTGCAAGAATGTTCTGCCGCCGGAACCAGGTATGCTGTACCCGCTGCCACCAGAAGCGAAGTTATATTCAGTCCAGCCCATAGACTGTGCCAGCAGGGTGCTCCATCGTTGGGATGGGCTTGAAGCTCGTAGCCCCTCAGTGTATGAGTCGCCAATAAAAAGGCAAGAACCCCCATATAGAGCCCGCCTGGTCTCCGAGCCAGCGCGCCTGATTAAAGCTGCTAAGCCATTGTCCTGTAAATTCCCTGATGTTGCTGCAAAGGAAGCAGCTTCGTCTCTCCATTTTTTTGTATTAGCTGCTGCTGTTGTAACAGCATCGGCAACTTGTGCTGGCAAGACATCGAGGGTGTTGTCGATGCTTTCCGCCATCGCCTGGAACTGAGAGCTGGCGTTTTTAACAAGGTCAGTTCCGGCGGGGTACTTAATGTGATGACGTGGTGTTTCCAGCATGGTGTCTCCTATCGTTGGAAGTAGGTGATTTGCGAGAACTCGCCCCAGGTAATGGGCAGGGCGGTCCAGGGCAGTGTGATGGGGGTCAGGTCCTGCCAATGGCTCATGGTGGGTGGGATCATCGGCAGCGGATGGATCGATATTTCGTTTGAAATGGTGGGTTCATTCCCCTGCCATGTGAAGGTCAGGGTCCCTCCGGTGGCGAGCCAGGCGCCCGACGTGGCGGGGCTGCCGTCGTCACTGAGCAATTTTGTGTATCGGTTGGACACGAACGCCCAGAGGCTTGCGGACGGCTGGAGCTGCTGTTCGAAGTCGTCTATGTCGATGAACCTGCTGCTGGCGGTGATTTTCACGGGACGCAGGCGTAGGGAGGCTGCCTGAAGCCAATCGGCCCATTGTTCGCGTTGCCCCTCGGTGGGCTGCCATACCTTCCCCTTGTAGTGCCCCTCCGATGCGTCGGTGATGATGGCGTCCGTTTCGGCGCTGACCGAGGCGATGGTCTCCTTCAGGTTCGTGGGGAGTCGTCCGCGATCGGATAGGTGAATCTCGTCATCGCTAAAGGTCAAATGCTGTTCAGAATCCTGCCACTCGACCTTTTTGCCTTTGATGATGACCTGGCTCACCGGGTCGGGAAGGGTGAGAGTGTGGCTATCAACCGTTATGTCGCCACCTGAAACCACTTGCTCGGTGTGGCCTGCGCAGGTGACCGTCAGAGTACCGTTGGCGTGCAGGGTTATGAATGCTTTTGCGCCGGCATGGACAGCTTCGATTGTTTCGCTGCCATGCTCATGGGTCTCGTAGTATAAGGGCAGGTCTGGGTCGGCTGCCGCTATCCCGTAAAGGACCGTGGTCAGGTCAGGGAAGGACGAGGTGTCATAGGGCGCGAGGTCGAGGTTTCTGCCCTTTAGCCAATGCACCGTAGCGTCAGAAAGCGGCGGGCAGCCCAGCGATTCCAGGCGCCGCTGTATCTCGTCTATGCGCTGGCCAGCCGGCACTGCCCAGTGGTACCCCGCCAATGCAGGGTCGGACGACACAGGACCTTGCTGGGTTGTCCTGCTGGCGCGCACCAACGTCGAATTGGCATACAGGTTGAGCATATAGCGGCCGTCGCTCAGCTGTTCAATTGTCCCGCCTGTGCTCATCGTGCCCTTGAAGATGGTCAAGGCAGTCGGATCGGGCGGCAGCGTCGGGTCGGGCACATGGCAGAGATGGAAGTCTCGCCATGTTGTGTCGTTGTCCTGCCACTTCTCTTCGGCGTTGAGGTCCGCCCACAATGGCATGCGGGTCAGTTGTATCCATACCTTGGCGCCGGCCAGGCTTGAGCTGTTTCCGGCTACTGTCCCGGTGCGATCCAGTAGGCGGAACTTCAGGACGTTGACTTCTGGCTGCGTAGTGGGTTCATCGGTGCCCCAGTCCACCGTGAAGTCGGTAAGTGCGCATACTCCGCTCTCGTGCCCGGTCAGATTCTCCCAACCATGGCCGCGGTCGATGAACAGGAAGGGTTGTCTCATCGGCGGTGCCCCGCATAGTCGTTGAGTATTTTCCTGATTTTCTTGGCGCCGTCCTCGCCGTCGAGGATGCCGTTAACTGTGAGGTTGATGATAATGGGGGACTTGTTGGGTATGGACGGGCCGAGGTTGTAGGAGGTGCGGCTGAGGGGGGTCACCTGCGCTCCTCGGGGCAGGGTTAGCAGTTCTGGCCCAGCTTCGCCGACCATGACCGTGCCGGCTGCGCGCAGTATGCCTCCAGAGGCTAGCTTGGGAATTTTGAAGCTTTTGCCGCCGACGGCAGGCACCCAGTCCGGTACGTCGAATCCGAAACCCCCTACTGTGCTGTTCCATATGCTCTTGATGCCGTTCACGGCAGCGCGGAAGGGGGCAGTCAGCGTGTCTGCGATGCCGCCGAAGAAGCCCGCGATTCTTCCTGGGACTCCAGCGAACCAACTTGTAAGCCCCTCCCATTTCGATTGCGCCCAGGAGCTGGCTGCATTGAAAGGCTGACTTAGAAGAGATCCGATGCCGGCGAAGAAACCGCCTATCGTTCCTGGAATGCCGGAGAAGAACGCCTGCACACCCTGCCATTTCTCGGTGATCCAATCGCCGGCCTGGCCGAACCAAGCTCGGATGTTGGCGATGGATGAGCTGAGAAAAGAGGTGAAAGCCTCCCATATTCGCTGGCCGGTCTGCGTCTTTGCGAAGAAGTAAGCCAGGCCGGCGGTCAAGGCGGCAACAGCCACAACCACTAGCATGATGGGGTTCATGTTCATGACCACGTTGAACGCCGCTTGGGCTGCTGTCGCTATCCGTGTGATGGCGTTCCATGCCCCCAGCACCCCATTCCATGCTGCTATAGCCAACTTGCCCGCCAGGAAGGCCCCGCCTATGGCGCCGACACTCACGGCCAAGGCCTGGAATGGGTCCTTGTACCTAGACACAAACCCGCCGACCGCTTCGAGAGCGCGGCCGGTGCCGCTGATGGTATCCTTCGCCAGCGTCCACATTCCGGTGTCCAGATGCATGTCGCTGAACTGGTTCTTGGCACCGATGATGGCATCCACGAAAGGTGCCATGACGTCGGCGACGGCCTTGAAGGCGCTTTTGACGCCGGCCATCGCGGGACCGGCGGACTGCGAGAGGGCTTCGAAGGCATCATGTACGTTGCTTTTAACGAATTCGAGGGCCGGCCCAATATAGGTCTTGGCATCCGTGATGATTGATTGCACGGCGCTTCCCAGGCCCGAGTTCTGCACGTAGTCGGTAATCTTCCCGATACCGTCGGCTGCCAGTTTCGAGGCATCGTTGATGCCCTGGGTGGCCTTGCCCATCATGTCGGTCAGGAACGGGGAGACTTTAGCGATAGCATTGCCGAGGCCGCGGACGACGGCCGTTTTCATATTCTGCGCGCTGGTGGCGATGCCGTTAGTGGCGTCCTTGGCTTGTTTGCTGAAGGATGCGAACCCGTTGATGCCGTGGTCGTTGAGCTGCAGGATGGCATCGTTGAACTGGCCGAACGTGGTGGTACCGGATTTCATGGACTCGTACAGGTCCATGGAGTTGTGGCCGGCACCAAGGATCGCGATGGCCAACTGGTTCATTTGGCCGGGCATCGCATCGGTCATGCTCCGCCAGGATTGTAGGTCTGGTTTCCCGTTGGCCAGCATTTGTGAATACTGCTCCATGGCATTTGCGGCCACGGCTGTACCCTTTCCGCCGGCCAGCAGGGCGTTGTTCAGTGCCAGGGACAGGTCGGTGGCCTTGCCCAGTCCGCCGGTGAGGGGGGCCAGTTTCTGAGTCATGCCGGCCATCTCGTCCAGGCTGGTCGGCAGGCCGGAGAGCTTATCGCTCATCTTCTGGATCGAGGCAGTGGCCTCCTGGGAGCTATAGCCGAGGTTCTGCATAATCTTAGGGAAGTTGTTCATGGTGTCCACGCGGCTGACCGCGCTGTCCACCGAGGACCTGAGAACGTTGAATGCTTTGGAGGCGACATTCTGGACGATGCCGGACACTGCTCCCATCTTCGCAGCGAAACCGCTTGCCGATTGCGCGGCGCTGCCCATGGCTTTGCTGGCGCTGCTGGAATCGCCAATGATCTTAACCGCAAGTATTGCGCTCTTAGCCATTTGCTGCCTCCTCCTGCATTTCCTGTTCTTCTTCCAGCAGCCATGCCGCCGTGCCTAGGTCCCGCTCGTCGGGATGTGTTTCTCGCCGCCATTCCCACGGAGTTCCTCCGAAACGGGCGGCGAGGACCACGCTCAACTCAGAGAGGCTTCCGGAGGGCCAGCAGGCAAAGGGGTATCGGTCTCCCTGCGCTGGTCGATGTCCTCGACGGTCTGGGCCCAATCTTCAAAACCTTGGCCGTCCGTGAGCTGATGAGACCGGCGCAGGGCAAAGTAGGTGGCATAGGTGAAGGATTCGATGGGCGATTCCTGAACGTTGCCCCAGCCGGCTGCTTTGCCGTACTTTTCCGCCTGCATCTTGTCGAACAGGCTTACCGTGACGGAGCCGCTGGTCCCGTCCAGGTATTCGATGATGGTTGTAGTTGCCATGTCTATGCTCCTTGCACTTGTTCCAGCAGTTTCTTTATCTCTGATTCATAGATGCCTACCCATGTGGGCTCTGTCTGCCGGGCGGCATCTACAAGGAAGGGATGAGGTTGAATGTGGTGGTCGCGCCATCCCCAGTGGATGGGTCCGGCGTAGGGGACGGAGGCTTTGCCGGCCCTGAGTACGCCGGCTTTCTGGGTAGCACCGGCACGAACCGATTGTTGCAGTCGTCCGCTTCTGATGGGGGTCTCGGCTCTGGCAGTCGGGATGATGGAAGCCGCTGCCTTGCGGTTAACGGCGCGCAGGTCCTTCATGTCTGCCCCGGCTTTGCGCAGGGTCCGTGCCAGTTGCGCGGACCCCTTGACTTCAATTGCCGAACGTTTACTCATCACTTACTGACGGCTCAGGGGTATTTGGGGCCAGCTTCACGTTGGTGGCTGTAAAGCTGAAGTCTTGGTCATTCTTCTTCTTCACGTCGCCGCCAATGGCGATGGGTGAGATCAGCACGTCCCCGCTGAAACCCAGATCCCCCGCATTGTTGGGTATGTACTTGAAGGGCTTGGTCTTTCCGGAGTTGTTGAAGCACCAGGCCTGAAGGCCTGTCTTGCTGTAGTTCTCTTTGATGGTGCCGTCCATGGTCCAGCTAACGGACTGGGACCCGGCCTCGGATGTACCGTCCAGAAAGTCCAGCGGGTCGTCCGAATCGGCTTTGGGGGTCAGCGTTACCTTGGTGGCGTCCGCGTCGAACCGTTGGGAATCGTCGGCTTCGCCGATGATGAGCGTTCCGGGTCCCAGCGTCCTGATTTTCTCCGCCATGTTTGTTCTCCTTAATTATTCATGGGTTGAGGGTGATTTGATAGGCGGCCAGACTGCCCGAACCGTTGGTGTAGGTGACGGGTCGGGCGTTGTGCATGTTGATGTGGTCGGCTTGGAGCTTCTCGATGACAGGCAGAATGAGGCCTAGAGCGTCCACCTGCGTCGCCATGGTGCCAGCGATGACGATAATTGACCATCGCGCTTCCTGGATTTCCCAGCCTTCGAAGTCGATTTCCGGTGGGTTGACGAGGATAGCGGCTTTGCCGGGTAAGGGGCGCAGACTCTGGGCGTCAATGGTGATGACGGATACGAGGTTCCCCACGCTGTCGGTCAGTCGTTCGATGAGATCTTCGCGTTGGTCGTTGATGGTCATGAGATCACCAGCCCGCCAGTGTTGACACCGGCCGCTTTGAGCTTGGGCCAGACGCTTCGCAGGGGATCAGTCGAAACCCGGAACGGCTCTAGTGTCTCGCTGCCCACGTCCATGATGCCCAGCCGCGCGTCCCTGCTGTTGTACAGGTCTGCTGCACAACTAACCACGCAATCAGCGCGGATTTCATCGGCGACCTTCTGCCTGCCTATGGCGCTTTCAACGTAGACCTTGGCTGCACCCAGCTTCTCGTTCAGGCGGTCCTCGTCGCCCTTTTCGACAGACACCTCGCTGCGTAGCCGGGCGATTAGTTCAGCATCGCTTATCATGCGGATACACCAGCGAACTTGATGGGCAGAAGGCCGTCGGCGAATGTTTCAGCGATGGCCATGTACCCATAGACGCTGAAGGAGTCTACCAGTTTGGTGGTGTCGCTATCACTCAGCTGGGTAGGGCCACCGGACTCCCAAACCGTGACCGCCTCGGGGTCGAGGAAGGCGGCTGTGCCGACGGGAGCCTTCGGCAGGATCTGGACGGGCATACGCATCAGGTCGCCGACGGTACCGGTAAGGTTGAAAGAACCGATGGTGTCGCTACCCTTGCCGGAGATGTCCAGGAATCGGTTGCCGGAGTCCTTTAGGCCGATGATGGCCTTAGCCACATCTTTGGAGACCACCAGCCGGTCCATCATGGCATTGCGGTCGTCCATCTCCTCGGCCGCGTCCAGTAGCAGACCGGCCCAATGGTCAGCGGTCATTTTGTCGAGTGCCACAGGTGCGTCGATTTTGTTCGGGTCGGTCTGGGCGTCCCTGCGGTCACTGATGAGCTTGTATAGGAAGTCGCGCGCGGCCTGTTCGGTAGCTGCCGCATAAGCGTTGTTCAGCGCTTTTAGAGCGGTATTGAGCATGGGGGTAGTGGACCGCTCGATGGTCTGGCGGGAGAGGGACGTGTAACCGCCGTAGGTCTCGATGTCGGCGGTCTTGGTTCCGAACTTGACCTTGCCGAAGGGCAGAGCGCCACCTTCGCTGGCTTGCTTGGATGTTTTGGTGGTGTCGCTGGTCACCACGTGGTATTCCATGCTCATGCCTTTGGCTGGCAGTGTGTCGTGGGTCAGCACGCCCATGACCTTGCGGCGCTGCTGGATCAGGCGCAGGTCGTCGGCAATCCAGGTGGCGGTGTTGCCAGTGTCGCCGGTGGCGATGAAGTCGCGGCACTCGTTCATGATTTCGATGGCTTCGGGCTCTTCGTTATAAAGCCCCTTCAGGTATTCCGCTTGGGAGCGGTACTTGCCGCCGATGACTGGGCCGGGTTCGGGATTGAAGCCCTTGGCGATGGCCGCCTGCATAGAGCGCTGCTGTTCCTTGATGGCCGCCAGTTCTTCGGCGAGTTTGTCGTTGTCGGTCATGGAGTTGTTCTCCTTGTCATTGGTGTTATCTACTGATCGTTGGGCTGTGATTTTGGCCGCCTCGTATGCGGGCCAGGAGACGACGGAGGTTTCGAGTAGGCGGACTTTGCGACGGTGAATGACGCCCGCCTTATCGCGTTCGGATTGCACGGGCACGAAGCCGACAGATAAGCTGTCAAGAACGCCATCGCGCAGGAATTGGACCACATCACGACCTCTTGCAGTGTCACTGATGCGCGCCTGAATGTGCAGGCCGTCCTCGCGAGCTTCGGACTTGGTGATGCGACCAATGAGCTCGCCGTGCTGATAGCAGAGCTTGGCGTTCTCCACGTCCTCAAACTCGCAATCCCGGTCGAAGGTCTCGGGGCCGTCCCAGGTATCGATAATGTCGCCGAACGGCACCGCCAGCCCTTCAAGGTCGCGGCCGTCGCCCTCCTCGTTGGACCGCAGGCATACGCCCTTCAGCCCGATTTCACGCATTTGCATTCTTGGTCTCCTTCGTTTGAGGTGCGTCAGTCGGCAGGGGTTCATAGCCTTCGCGCTTGCGTACGTCGTTGATGGTCATCCACCCGGATTCGATGGCGGTTTGGTAGGCGCCGAACCGGGCTGCCATGTCTGCTCGTCGGCTTGAGTCCCAGTCGAATTTCACGCTTCGGCCTCTTGGCAGGAGCGAGGTCAGCGCCTCCTCGATTTCGCCGGTGTAAGCCGCCAAGGTGTAGTCGGCGAACTCTATCCAGCTTTGCTCGATGTTGCTGTAGGTGAGGTTAGATCCATCGACTGCTGCAAGCATGATGGAGGCGGGTATGCCAAGGAGCCGTGCAATCTGAGTAGTGTCGAACTTTTGAGTCTCCAGGAATTGCAGATCGGCGGGCTTCATGGCCAGCGGAACATATGTCAGGTCGCTGCCCACCACCTTGATGTCGCCGGCCTTGCCGCTCTTGTTCCATGCCTTCTTAGCCTGGTTCGCGCTTTCTGGGGTAATCTTCTGGTCGGTCTTCAGGTAGCCCTTGACGTTGCTTGAATCGGTGTAGAAGTGGGCCTTGTAGTCGCGTGCCATCCTGGCGCCTTCCACCTCTTCGCGTGCCGCCGAGATAGGCCCGAGTCCCCGCAGTCGGCCCGGAACAGCTAGGAACTTGCAGTGGATGACTTCTTCGGCCGAATAGTCGCGGCCCAGGTAGCTGAAACGGAGCTTGGGGGCCGCCGGGTCCTTGCCGTCATTGCTGACCGTGACCAGGCTAGGGGGCAGGACCTCGCAGGACACGGTGTTGCCCTCAAACTTGATTAATCGAATGAAGGCGTTGCCGTCCAGGGCCATGCTGGCTACCAGGTCGGCGAAGAAGTCGCGGCGGGAGCGATTCACGTCGGGCCGCTCGATAATGGACGTAGTGGTTTCCAAGTTCAGGCCGTTACGGACCTCATGCAGGGGCAGGCCTGTGATGGCGGTCTGCAACACCTGGATACCGCGGAAGACGGTAGAAAGCTGCAATGGGTCATAGGTGCCGGTGCGATCAGGTGGTCGCAGCCCCTCGGGCATGTCGTCCAGGGCTTCCTCGCCCCGGGTCATAACCCTGCCTGCAACTTTCATACGTTGCCATAGACTCATTTTGCTCATGGCCCCAGTGATAGCCATGCTCAGAACGGCCGAGCAAGGATTTCGGGTTCAGGTGGGTTCAGGTGGGTTCAGGTGGGTTCAGGCTGGGTTAGTAGATTTGAGGAGTCCAGTTGGTGTCCGGCAGGTGGGTGATGCCCCAGGTCGCCAACATGCAGGATTCGAGGGGCGAGGTCAGCCCGGTGCTGCCCCGGCGGGTCACGCGCCAGGCATCACCACTCCATGTCCTAGCGCAGATGGCGGCGGACTCGTCCAGCTCTTCGTCAGTGGCGTGGAGTACTACCCCGTTCTGCAAGCCGGATACGAAGGCTTGGCCAGTGGCCATATAGTCGCCAGCCGCCATGGGCACGAACCGGATGGCAGGGTCGCCGGCCTGATCCGTCATGGCTTCCAGTCGGTCGTGCAGGTCAGCGTTCGGCCCTCGGTCGTCCATCACCAGGGGAGCGTGATAGCGGGTGCAGAGGCGGCGTATTTCGTCGGGGGCCCGGCCGGTACCGTCCAGCACGTTGAGTAGTTGGGTAGCGATGGTGCCATCCTGCCGGCGGATGGCCACGGAGATGCTGGTGTGGGTGGCATCGAGGTCCACCGCAGTGCCGAAGGCCAGTTCTTCATCTGCCAGGTCGGTCGGCTCGATTGGCGACACGGTCGTGGCCTCCCACAGCTCGGCCGGTATGATGCGGTCGATAATGCCGGTATCGCGGCGGTTGCCGAATGCGCGGGCCCAACCGGCTACATCGTCGCGGAAACCTTCGCGGAACTGGCGTAGCTGGCGCAGATCCCAGAGCAGGTTGGCGGCCGGATGGTGCTGCATGATGATGTTCAGGTCCTCGGGGTCGCTGTCCTTGGGGATGCCCCAGTCAAACCAGCAGGTGTGCTCGGGCACATTCCCCTCGCGCAGGCCGTCGATGATGGGGTTGAAGAAGGTCGAATTCGCAGTACCTTCGGTGCTGGTTATCCAGACCTGGGGCTGCACGCCGGTTTTCATGTACCGGGTGGCGGTCGTGGGCAGGAATCCGTCGATGATGGCCTTGCCGGTCTCGGATGAAAGTGAGAATGCTTCATCGAGGGTGATTTTATCGCCCTGAACGCCGTGACCGGCTACCCTTGTGACGGCCATGGGCTTGATGACGCTCCCATTCAGGAACTGTTGCTGCATCGACCCGTTGCTCAGCTTGGGTTTGCGTGCGATCTGTGCGAGTGGCGAGGGTTGCAGCTTCTTCAAGAACTCCTTGAAGTGGTCATCGGCGTCTTTGCCGGTCTGGGCAAGGTAGTAAATGTACCGGTTCGCGCCCCATTGGGCGTTGCGGGTGTCCTCGGTATCGACCAGCGTGGACTTGCCACACTGCCGAGGGGTGGAAAGCACCACGGTGTCGTAAAAGTAGGTGCCGGTGGAGGGGTCAATCTCGCCGGCCACGTCGGCCACATACCGCTGCCAAGGCAGTAGGGGAGTGCTAAGCAGCTCTGCGTATTTGGCGACGATACCGCCGTCGGTCTGCCGGTCCGGGTTGCGTTTGGTCCCTCCCCTGAGTGGCGTCACTTGGCGCTCGATTCAGCCAGAAGGGAGCCAAGGGCTTCATCGACATTTGGGGTCTCAGGGTAGATTTCGCGCAGCTCGTCCAAATAGGCCCGGTACTCGGCCATGTTTCGGCTGGTCTCTCTGCCGGCGGCGTTCTGGCTGTCGATATTCCGGGCTAGGGAGACCATGGACTTGCATATCACCTTCGCATAGCTGGTCAATGCCCTTTCCTTGGTGATGTCCTCGATGAGCTCGATGGTGGCGTTCTCCTGGTAGCGGTTGGTGGACTCGAACTCCTGCAATCCCGGCAGCATGTCCTGCATAGTGTCTCCTTTCGTTGATTTTTCACCGTTTCTAGCCGTTTTTTATTTGAGTTGGGGGGAGAAAAAACTGGGCGCGCGGTCTGCTGGCCAACCGTCGGCTTAAAAAAGAGCTCACCAACTCGGCCGGGCTTTGGTTGCCGTCGGCTTGCGTCGAAGGCCAAGAGCAGCCAGGCGTTCACGTCTTCGAGCCTGGCGCGTATCCAGGAGTCGCTGGCTGATTCTGAGCGCATACCATCTCCGGGCAATCAGCTCTTCGCCATGCGTTCTGCCGTCAGCCCTCAGTCGCTCAGATACCGTGGCCTGTCCTGGATCCACTACATGCAGGCTGTAGTCCAGCGCCAGCCATTCGTCCAGCATGTGAGGGTGTCGTCGGCTGGTCGGCAGGCTCTTGATTATCCACACGTCCACCGGGTCGCCGAGTCTGACCAGACGGTTGAAAGCTCCCTGCCAGGCTCCCTGGGCTGCTGCCACCAGGGGTGCCGGCCGCTCCTTGCGGATGTCCGACATCGGCTGGATGGATCGTGCTAGTTTGTCGAAGTCAAGTACCAAGGCGTCGTCTGCGGCATGGCTGGCCACATAAGTGCTCTTGCCTGCTTCCGGAGGACCCATGACCACGTGAATATTGGCCCCATAGCCGCTGAGTATCCGGTCCTGCCGGCTGGCGTTGCAGTGCTTGCATGCCCGGCGGATGTTGGCTACGGTGTCCTTGCCTCCGAGGTGGTATGGCCGGATGTGGTCGTCCTCCTCGCCTTGGCCGGTGCAGCCCGGCAGGCCGAGCCAGCACTCGTTGCCGTAAGTCCTTATCACCTGAGCTCTTATGGCCGGAGCGATAGTCTGCCGGCGACCCATCAGTTGCCCCTCTTGCGTCGGTCGGCAACCCACTGGTCCAGCGCCCATAACTCATAGCGGATCATACGTGACGGTTCAAGTCGGATGTAGGCAGGCCCGGTTCGGCTAGCCCGCATTCGCTTCATAGTCGATACCGATACACCGAGATAGATCGCGGCCTGTTCGGTGCTGAGCTTAGCTCTAGGATTCATGGTCGCCTTCCTGGAACAGCTGCTGCTGGCCGAAAGCCGATGATGGCTGATTGCTTGTTTTGCCTTGAATCTCGGCAACCCGGTCATTGACCCATCGGCGAAACTGCCGACTGTCCAGGCATCAGTTTTCACCGCGCCTGTAGACCATGAGACCCTCGGCCTGCAATCCCCGGAATTCAATGACAGTATTCAGTCCCAAAGGGCGAAAGCATTCCCTGGCTGTCAATTCGGTGGAACCGCAGCGGCTCGCTGCCTTGTCAATCCTGTCAGCCAGTACCATCAGTGAGTGGACTGTATTAACCGGTTGTGAATATGGGCTCAATGCTTCGCCGATAGTTACTTTCGTTGCCATCAGACCACCACCAGGTACTCGTAGGAGCGGCACCAGCGGGCCAGCATTCTTAGCGTGGTCTCGATGTCATAGGCTTTCTGGCCCCGGACTTTCAAAGTGTGCCGGGGCATGTGATTGTCATGAATCAGCTTCTGGACCTCATTGTCGGACAGACCGGATCGACGGATGATGGCCTGTCTGGTGACATACTTGACGCCCCGCTGCTTGAGTGAGTCCAGATAGGGCAACAGGCTTCTGGTCTGCTGCCTGAGTGTTTCTTCAAAGGTAAGTTTTCCGATTCCCATGGTTAGGCTCCTTCCCTAGAGGTTGTGTTTGTGAGGACTTTTGGGTGGTGAGGTTAGAGAAGTCAAGACCTAGTCAGGCCCAGCAGCGATAGTTTCGGCTGGGTCTGACTGTGTAGGTCTTGGCAATGGCTTTCGGTATGGAGCCGGCCGTCGATTGCAAGAGCGTCCGAAGACGCCGGGAATGGTCCCGATGGGCAACCCACATGCGTGGTAGAGCTGCCAGATTCCGCCTTAATCAGCGTCACCCACCGGTCTGGAGCAGAACTTCGTCTCGAAAATAGCGCGACTGCCACGCGCCTGGCGTACCGGGTGCTCAATCCCGGCTAAGCGCCTAGGGCTCCGCCACACGGCCCATCAATGGCTTTCGGTTGTACATCGCTTACAGCCGGATTCGGCTACTGGGGCACCCAGTGCCCCGGCCAGCCGCCATGGACCAGCCTGTTATGCTCTGCAATGGCGTCGCTGGCCTGAGCCTTGAACGCTTTCAACTGGTCCAATGTCAGGACCATGACCTGGCGAATATCGCCAGTAGAGACCTCCACAGTGAACACATCAGGGTAATCCCGGTTCATTGTTACATTCGTCTTCGTTGACATGGTTGCCGCATTCCCTTCTCTTGCTTGGCTTATGACCGAGCTTCTATTGGTTCACGTCCAAGGAGTTCATCAACACTGATGTGGAATAGATCGGATAACTTTAAAACGTCATGAAGGGTGAATTGGGTGCGACCATTCATCTTTTGAGTTATCAGCGATGGTGTGCAACCCAGATAGCGGGAGAGGTCAGTCCGGGACATGCCCCGCTCTCTGAGAAGGCTATTCAGCTTCGCTATGAACTGCGTGTAATTACCTAAGTGTAATTTAGTCATACTTAAACTATATGGCATTTTCTTTTTAGCGCAAGTTGGCCATTGCTAGTTTGACAATAATTTGTTAAATAATGCTAAACTATTAAGTATGACTACAAAAACTAGGGAACGAAAAGCTGCAACAAGTTCATTAGAGAGCGTCATAAGCATGAACATGAAAGTCGCTCTTGCCATTCGAAATAAGAGCCAGTCAGACCTCGCTCGCAGCATGGGGGTTTCAAGCGGCGTGATTTCCCAGAAAATGCACGGGACGACTGCCTGGACCATTTCAGATATGGAAAAGGCCGGTGAATTCCTAGGAATTCAACCGGCCAAATTTCTCGAACCCAACGGGCTTTTGGTAGCGGGGTCAGGATTTGAACCTGAGACCTCTGGGTTATGAGCCCAGCGAGCTACCGAACTGCTCCACCCCGCGTCGGCTGTTCAACACAGCAGTTATCTATATTACGGATTCCATCGCCCTTGTCAAGTCCGTGCGTGGGCATTCGTATCCAGGGGGATAATGGGAGCCATGCCTATCACCATCCCCACCGGATTGCCGGCCAGATCCATCCTGGATTCGGAGCGTATCTTCGCCCTGGAAAGCCACGAGGCGGAGCGCCAGGAGATGCGTCCGCTCAGGCTGGTCATCCTCAACCTGATGCCCACCAAGGTGGAGACCGAGACCCAGCTGCTGCGGCTGATCTCCAAGTCGCCACTTCAGGTGGAGATCGACTTCATGAAGACTTCAACCCATCAGGCCGTGCACACAAGCATGGATCACCTGGTCAAGTTCTACGAAAATCTGGATTCCTTCCAGGGCAATTGTTATGACGGTCTTGTCGTGACGGGTGCCCCGGTGGAGCAGATGGACTTCGAGCAGGTCGACTACTGGGAGGAACTTACCCACATTCTGGACTGGGCATCTACCCACGTCTTCTCTACTATGTATCTGTGCTGGGGAGCCATGGCCGGGCTCTACCACCGCCACGGCATCGCCAAGCGCGACCTGGATCGCAAGGTCTTCGGGGTCTTTCCTCAGTATCTGCAGGACGAGTACTGCTTCATCACCAATGGCTTCGACGAGATAGCCCTGCAGCCCCACTCCCGCTGGGCCGGGGTGGACGAGGACCAGGTGCGGGCCTGTCCGGATCTGCAGGTGCTGACCTGGGGTCCCCGGTCTGGCCCGGGGCTTATCAGCACCCGGGATTTCTCAGAGATTTTCGTGCTGGGTCACTGGGAGTACGACCGCGACACCCTGGCCCGCGAGTACCAGCGCGACATGGCCAAGGGCCTGGACCAGGTGCCTTTCCCGGTCAACTACTATCCTCACGACGATCCCACGCTGGAGCCGGTCTTCTCCTGGCGGGCCCATGCCAATCTGCTCTGGCGCAACTGGCTGAACTGGGTCTACGAGACCACCCCCTACGACTTGGACCAGGTGCCGACGTTGCGGGCGGCGGGCCGTCTAGGCACAGACCGGTCCGTCAGACACGCGCCTGAATGCCCGCGGGCTGACGGATACCGGCCCATGGCGGGTGATGGGTACGGGCTTGTTCCCGGCGCTGTTGACTGTCGATAA